GTGTGTTCTCGTAGTGCCATAAGTCGGGGTCAGGATGCCCCGAACATAGCCCTTCTTTGTGCCAGTCTCTATCGTTATTCATCTATCTCTCCAATTTCTCCAGTAAAAAACTAATTTATTTTTATATCTGATAAGCAACAGGACTAGGATTATCGTGGTAGCGGTCAAGGCATAGCCGTAATTCTGTGTGCTTCTGCATAATCCAAGTCCTCCATTAGCACACGAGATGTTGTCTGCTTGGCGAATAGCCATTCATCTTTCTGTTCATTAGTCATAGTTGCCCAACCGATTGGCAGTTCTGTGCCCTCTGGTAAGTGAACCTCAACCACACGCATACCGCTAACCAAATAAGATACTCTGAATTTCATTAGTTAAACCCCGTTTCTACTACCTCATTATCCCAACCGCACTTGCGGCAAGTGAACCAATATGTATCGTTCTTCCATTCCCAATCTTCGTTCTCTTCTTCGCAACCTTCCGCCTCACATAGCACCACATAACTAGCCATTGTCTTCCCCCTCTGTGATTAGTCCCAAGTCTCTAAGTGCTTTCATTGCTTGCTCTAGGCTTGCTATCGCCTCATCTATATGCTGTTCGTTACTCATTAGTTCCTCCCACTATCTTGGCAAAACCTGCAAGTATCTTCTTCATTTTCTGGCTCTTGATACATACGAAAGCATTGGATACACTCTCTCGGACAGTCGGCATATGGATACTCTCCACCTTCGCTGTCCTCACAAGAGCAGAAATTAAATCGTGCTACCTGTGTAGCGTGGGTTAATTCTGCTAGTTCACTCCAAGATATTGCGTCTGCTTGCATATTCTTCTTCTCCTGTCTCATCTAGTATTGGTTGCGTGCTCAGTATTCCAAGCACACATAAAATAATAATCGGTAATCCTGCAAGAGTCAAGGCTGTCAAGGTCTGCACCCGCACTCTTTAATCGGTACTAAATGGTCTCCACATATGGTCATTAGTTTAATTCTCCCGTCTTAGTAACCGATACTGAGTCATAGTCTGGAATGGTTAAACCGTTCTGGTCTGCTACCGCTAAAGCCCAGTTAATAATCTCTGTGTCTCCCGTCTCGCTATCCTGCTCGTGGTAACACAGCACATTTATAGTCCATTGGCTACCATAAAACTTTACTTCATACTCATACTCACTCATTACAGTCCCCCCTCGTAGCACTCTGTAATAGTTCCCCAGCAGTAGCCAGTCGTGCCTTTGCCTGTGTAATTTATATGTCCCGCCAGATAAATAACCAGCAACGCCCATAAGATAATTGCTACGGCTCGCACTCTCTTGCCTCGTTTAGTTAGTTTCATTTGCTTTCTCCTGTCTTAAGTAATAAGTACACGGGTTCCTTTATCGCCTTCATAGTCCAGCCTTTTTCTTTTGTCCAGTAGTACTCAAACTCTGGCGCTTCCTGCTCTACCCATTCATAGTTGTTCATCTTTATTCTCCTGTCTTAAGTCGTTAGTCTTACCCGTAAATTACCTTGCCGAACATCGCCACCTGTAGCACCGCGTCCGAGCATATGCAGTCGTACTTATCAAAGTCAAACAAGTCCATATGTACCTGTTTGTTTGCGATAGGTAGTGCGTTCGCCAAGTCTTCAATGCCTAGGATTTTTTCTATCCTATTTTCATCATCGTCAATGCCGACAACTTTAATCTGTCCGACTGTCTCCCAGTCTGCGTCACCTAGATACTCAGCCTCAGGGAACCACTCACCCCGCCCGAAACTGAACGGGCTAGACCCGAAGACTGTAGACCACAACTCCTTTTCGTCTATCTCAAATGAAATCTCAACCATTACGCCACCATTTCCTCTGTCTTAAGTCCGAAAAAGAGTTCACCTTCTGAGTATTTCCAGCCTGTATCTTCGCGGTATAGGTAGAAATATTCTTCGCCCGAATTAAAATTCTTAAGCCAGTCCTGCACATCTGTAAAGGTGCGTGCGCTGTCGCTTTCGTTTCCGTAGGCTCCCGCTTTTGTTTCTTCTAGTGTCTCGTGAAGTGCGGAGAAACCACCAAGCGAGATAAGTTCCTCAGCCTGTGCCTTGCTGTTGTAATAGGTAGCCAAGCCAGTGCCTACGCCCTCAGGGTATCCGTCCCAATGGCAGTAAATCGCCTTAATTGTTCCGTCTTCTTGCGTGATTCCGATAGTGCTTCGTGTTGCCATTTTATTATTCTCCCGTCTAATTGCTCGGCATTGTTGCCTTGCGTGCCCTAGTATGCCGTGAACATTTGCTCTCTGTGAAGAGGCTAGGGCTGTGAGTTACCTCACATTTACTTCTTAAGACATAACCTCCTTGAATCCTTGGTAATACCCCGCTTTGATGTCGCTTAGTATCCAGTCTCTAGCGCTGAGAGTCCAGCGCCCGACATCTGCCCGCCTCTCCGTGCCTCGTGTCGTTACTGTGTACTTCGTGCCCTCTGTTGTAATTGTGTCCCCGTTTGGGTGTGTCCACTTGCTCACTTGTGCGCCTCCAATGTCTCGCCCCACTTTTTGAATCGTTTGTATTCGCTAGGCTTCACGCTAATCGTTGGCGTTTCCCCGTCGTCGTAGCCCGCTATCGCTCCGCGTCCTTCGTAGCCTTCCTCTATCCACCCAAGCACTTGCCCGCTTGAGTTGGTTCGTAGCCACCCTCTGCGAGGGTTGCCGTTTGTGTCGTTGATAGTTGCGATTCTTACTAGCATTTCATTCCTCCGTCTTAAGTCATAAGAAGAACGGTTCCTCTTATGTCGTGCCCCCGTAACTATTGAAAGTCTACGCCCAAGGCGCGGGGGCGGTCAAGCCCTAGCGGGGGATTTATTCCCCGTGTAAATCCTAGTTTAAGACCTAAGACCGAAAAACACCAACATTTAAAGTGTGAGATAGGTCACATTGTCCGACTCTGTGAAATGTAGATTTGTCTACAATTTACAGGGTGATTATGTTACCGCCCAGTAACTTAATTTAAATAGTTATCCACAAGGGGGGCAAAGTTATCCACAGGTTTATTAGTCTGAGAGGTTTCTGAGAGTCGGCTGAATTGGTACGGGTGGATAGTCGCTTGCCATAAATACAATTTATATTGTCTCCGAATTTAATTTAAGTTACTGTCGGGTAACTTGTTATATATAACCATCAGGTTAAGGGTTAGACATTCGGCTCGTGTGTGTCTAAGTCTAAATGTAAGGGTGAGAGTTAAACATTATGACCCTAGGGTGTTTAAATCTGGTCAAGTACTATACTGTACTCTCACCCTAAAAATTCCTGTTATATTAGCCCCCTATATACTCTGAGCAGGACTTTTGCCCCAGAGGGCAACTATTTTAAAAATATATCCGAACCTAGTGTTCGGTTTAGGTACAAACTACAGGTTATCTATATATGTAATATATAATTATATATATAGAGCGAGCATCGCTCTTCGGCTCGCTCGCTTATATAATATATAGTTATTTATATTAAATATATTATATCAATTGCCACCCTTATGCCGTTTTTTAATGGGCGTTTATAGTGTTATATTTACCCTCTCCAGAGGGCGACTGGATGGGATGTTATGGGACGCAAAGCAGGAAAATTAGACATATCAAAGATTGAGGCTCAGGAGCGAGTACTACTCCAACTGGAGCAAGGTAACACCATTACTGGGGCTATGGCTACCGTCAACCGTAATGACACCACCTTCAGACAATGGGTGATGCAATCCCCTGAGTTCAAGGAACGTTCCGAGAAAGCCCGCCTGGTAGGTAAGGGCATCAAGGCTGACCTTAAAGACATTAAAGATATTTCCTACCCTGACTTCTGCGAGCAGTTCCTAGATTCCAAACTCTTCCCCCACCAGTTGAACTGGCTGGACCTTATGGAAGGGTTAGAACCTAGGTGGCAACCAGCAGGTATGACCTACGAGCCAGGTGAACCTGACCGAGTGTTGATTAACGTGCCACCTGAGCACGCCAAGTCCACTACGATTACCACAAACTTTGTCACATACAAAATCGTGACCAACCCCAATATGCGAGTCATCATCGTCTCTAAGACGCAAGGTATGGCTCGTAAGTTCCTAGGGGCAATCAAGACCCGACTTTCCCACCCAGCCTATACCAAGTTACAAGTTGGCTTTGGTCCCAACGGTGGCTACAAGGCAGATGCTACCCAATGGTCTGCCGATATGATTTATCTAGGTACTGGTAGAGACTCAGGCGAGAAGGACCCTACGGTTCAAGCCCTAGGCTTTGGCTCCCAGATTTACGGTGCTCGCGCCGACTTAATTATCCTAGACGATGTTGTGATGAACTCAAATGCCCACGAGTGGGAGAAGCAACTTGAATGGCTTCAGAAGGAAGTTATCACACGTCTGGGGCGGCACGGAAAACTAATTATCGTAGGAACCCGTGTCGCGCCCATTGACCTTTATAAGATGATACGCGACCCTGGGCAATGGTCTGGAGGCGTATCGCCTTTCACCTACTGCGCTATGCCAGCGGTTTTAGAATTTGATGAGAACCCACTTAACTGGAAGACTCTTTGGGCAGAGTCCGACCAACAAGAGAATGCAAAGGACGATGCGCTACCAAATGGAAATTTTCCCAAGTGGGACGGACCTTCTCTCTTTAAGCGCCGCTCTCAGGTCTCTCCATCGGTATGGGCTATGGTCTACCAGCAAGAAGATGTCCAAGAGGATTCAATATTCTCACCGACTTGCGTTGCAGGTTCAGTCAATGGAATGCGTAAGCGTGGACCGCTCAAGCAAGGGGTTGTAGGTCATCCGAAAAATACTGAGAATCTCTACACTGTTATTGGTCTTGACCCTGCTATGGCAGGTGCTACTGGCGCTGTGGTTGTTTCGTACAATCGCACAGACGGAAGAATATACGTTCTAGACTGCATAAATATGACAGAGCCTACCCCCGCTAAGATTCAAAGTCTTATTGAGGATTGGGTGGACAAGTATCGTCCACAAGAACTGCGTATTGAAATTAACGCTCATCAGAAGGCTTACGCCTTAGATGATAACTTAAGAAACTTTTTAGCCTCATATGGCTGCCAGTTGAACTCACACTTCACTGGTAAGAATAAGTGGGACACATCTTTCGGTGTTGCATCTATGGCAAGCCTCTTCGGTTCAGTC